GCTGGCGGTAAAGTACTGAAAGGCTTAGTTACTCGTAGAAACGACGAACGAGCATTGTTCTTATCTTAGGGTAAACCCGTATGCCATTACAAAAATTACAGTTCCGCCCAGGTCTTAACCGAGAAGGCACAGACTACTCTAACGAGGGTGGTTGGTTTGACTGCGACAAAGTACGTTTTCGGTCTGGCTTTCCTGAAAAGATTGGTGGTTGGATTCGCTTGTCTAATGATACTTACTTGGGCGTTGCTCGTGCGCTGTGGAACTGGGTTACTTTAAACGGAGCTAACTTACTGGGCGTAGGTACAAACCTTAAATACTACATTGAGCAAGGTGGCGACTATAACGACGTTACGCCTATCCGTGCCACATTTACTACTTCGTCTATACCAACAACAGATAACATCATTAAGACGACTAACGGCTCTAACGTCATTACGATTGACTATGCAAACTACGGCGGCATAACAGGCGACTTTGTAACTATTAGTGGCGCTACTGCAGTGGGTGGAATCCCTGCCACGGAGTTAAATGCAGAACATCAAATTACCTACGTAGACCTAGACACCTTTACGTTTACCGTAACTAGCAATGCATCTTCAACTGCAACTGGCGGTGGAACAGCCATTGTTATGGCGTTTCAAATTCAAACTGGTCTAGACGTCTTTATTCAAGGAACTGGCTGGGGCGCAGGTACTTGGCCTTCTTACATTAACACTACGCTTACTAACCCGTTTACTGCAACAGCTACAGGTATTCAAGTTCTTACTGTTGCTCAAACCGCCCATGGTTTAACAACGGGTGATTATGTGTATTTTGTCAGTATTGCTTCTGACCCATGCGGGATAAACCGCCTTATTTTGCAAAAAGCCTTTCCTGTAACAGTTACTGGGGCTAATTCGTACACAATAAACATAGCTTCAATTACTGCATCAACAACCTCATCTACGGCAGCTTCGGGTGGTACTGTGGTGGTATCTACGCCTGTGGCTCCTGTGCGTGGTTGGGGTACTGCTGCTACTGTGGGTATTGGTCAACAGTTACGCCTTTGGACAAACGACAACTTTGGTGAAGACCTTTTAATTGCCCCTCGTGGTGGTTCGGTCTACTATTGGGATGCCACTACAGGTATTAGCGTACGGGCACTTTTACTTAATACCGTATCAACTAGTGCAGGCTTTGCAGGGCAGTTTGTACCCAACACAACCAATCAAATTATTGGCTCCTCAATTCAACGTTTTGCTATTTGTTTTGGGGCTAACCCATATGACCCTACTAATGCTAATACAACCTTTGACCCCCTTTTAGTACGTTGGTCAGACCAAGAAAACCCATTCGACTGGGTGCCAGACGCTACTAATCAGGCTGGCGAATACCGCTTAAATATTGGTTCGTCTATTATTTTGGCTCGCTCAACCCGTCAAGAGATTTTGGTTTGGTCGGATGCAGCTATCTATTCTATGCAGTACCTTGGACCACCCTACGTCTGGGGTTTTCAGTTGTTGCAAGACAACATTACTGTGATGTCGCCAAATGCAGCTGTCACTATTAATAACGTTACCTATTGGATGGGTACAGATAAGTTCTTCTCATACACAGGTCGTGTAGAAACCCTACCCTGCTCGCTGTGGCAGTTCGTCTTTGACGATATTAATAAAGACCAAGCGTTCCAAGTCTTTGCTGGCTCTAACGAGTCGTATAACGAAGTCTGGTGGTTTTATTGCTCACAAAATAGCAACGCCATTGACAGCTATATTATCTATAACTACCTTGAACGAGTATGGTCGTACGGCACAATAAATCGCACCGCTTGGCTAGACTCAGGTTTACGTCAATTTCCAATGGCAGCCGATAGTGTTAATAACCGTATTTTGTTTCACGAAGCTAACGTGGATGATGTATCAGGATTAACCCCAGTGCCAATTGAAGCTTACATTCAGTCTTCTGACTTTGACATCGGTGATGGACATAACTTTGGGTTTGTCTGGCGCATCTTGCCAGACATTACGTTTAACGGCTCTAATGCAAACCAGCCCTCGGTTACGATGACTTTACGTCCACGACAAAACTCAGGAGCGCCTTACGGCACAGCAGATAACCCACGAATAACTAGTACGCAGAACTACACCAACCGTAATACATATGATGTGCAGGAGTTTACAGGGCAGGTCTATACCCGTTTACGTGCCCGTCAGATGAGCTTTCGGATTGAGTCAACTACCCTAGGCGTTGCTTGGCAGTTAGGTAGCCCCCGTATTGATATTAGACCAGACGGAAAACGTTAATGGCTATTACCCCATTACGCCCCTCCAAAGCGCCCAATTTACTGGTTGCGCCCACAGAATATCAACAGCGCTACATAGATCAACTTAATAACGCCTTACGCTTGTATTTCAACCAAATTGACAACAGCTTAAGTTCTTTACTATCAGGGGCTGGCGGCGCAGGGTTAAGTTTTCCTTATGGAGCGTTTTCAAGCGACCAAGATCAAACCGCTACCGCAAACACCGCTACGTTAATGACGTTAAACACTACGGACTTTTCCAATGGGATGTCTATAGCTAGTTCTAAAATAACAGTAGAAAATTCTGGAATATACAACTTACAGTTTAGTGCACAGTTTCAAAACACAGACACTGCCTTTCAAGATGTCTACATTTGGCTGCGTCAAAACGGGGTAAATATACCAGGTTCGACTGGTTTTATATCTATTCCAAACAGACATGCTGGAACGGATGGGCATTCAATTGTTGGCTGGAACTATTTTTTAAGTATGGCTGCAACGGATTATGTTGAGATTTACTGGTCTATACCTAATACCGCTGTAACCATCCAGCATCTTGCCGCATCTGGAAGCCCAACTAAACCGTCAACCCAGTCGGTAGTGGCAACAATGTCTTTTGTCTCAAGGCTTCCATAGGGGACATAACAATGATAAACTTGACACCAAATAACCCCAAGGTACGCTTATGAGCTTACACAATTTAGCGCATCACGTTCGAGGTAAAGGGCGTGGCAAAGACAGCATGCTTGTCCATATGACTCCACGAGAAGTTCAGGGGTTACAAGCGCTTGCTAAAGCTAAGGGTGGCACATTAACAATTAACCCAGAAACGGGTTTACCAGAAGCAGGCTTTTTAGAAGATGTTCTTCCAGTGGTAGCTATGGCTGCCGCTACGTACTTTACGGCTGGAGCTGCGGCTCCTATGTTAGCTGGTACTTTAGGTACAACCGGTGCAGGTATTGTTGCTGGCGCAGGTTCTGGGGCTCTTTTTGGGGGTCTTGGTGCTGCAATGAAAGGCGGAGACGTTGGTAAAGGCGCTTTAATGGGCGGTATTGGTGGGGGTATTTCCGGCGGTATGGGGGCTTATACTCCTACTGAAGTTGGTGCAACAGCTTTAACTGGCGCTACGGGCACGGCTTCTCAAGCTGGTACGGCTGCACTAGACCCTTCTTTGGCTAGTTATGGTCAATCTGCTTTAACTCCACAACAAATTAGTCAAGGGGTTTCTCAAGGCACTATTACTCCTGATGCGGCGGCTAATTATGGTAAAGCGTTTTCAGAATCTTTTGCGGCAAACCCAACAGTTCAAGCACCCCCCGCAACTACATATAGTGATTTTGGTCCTGGTATTGGATTTAAAAAAGCAGCTACTCTTGCCCTACCCGGTATTGGTGGCGCAATGGGCGAAAAACCAGATGAAATACCTGGCGAAGAAGAATATAAATCAAGGTCTACTTTATCCCCTAATTTTCAAGGATATGTACCACCCCAACCAAACCCATACTACAGAGCGCAATACACACGATATGCAGCGAGTGGTGGTTTAATGGATGCGTACCAAGCTGGTGGTCCTGTAGAACGTATGTCCATGATGAATACGGCAATGAACCCCCAAGGAGGTCTATACCCCCAGGGCATGATTGATAAGACCCAGTACGCCACTCCTACCCAGCGCCCAGTAAGCTCTGAAATGGTAGATGAAGCTCCTGCCTATGAGCGGTCTAGCCCAATGCTAATGGCTGGTGGTGGTGTTGCTAGTTTAGGTGGGTTCTCGGATGGCGGGCGCATGTTAAAAGGTCCCGGTGATGGCATGAGCGATTCTATTCCTGGGATTATTGGGCGTAAACAACCTGCTCGATTGGCTGACGGTGAGTTTGTTGTTCCTGCTGACGTAGTTAGTCATTTAGGTAATGGTTCTACGGATGCTGGGGCTAGGAAACTATATGCCATGATGGATAAAGTACGTAGAGCCCGTACTGGTAAAAAAAAGCAGGCTCCTGCAGTAAATACAGGTAGGTTTATGCCTGCATGAATTTAACCGTTCAGCCAGTCAACGTAACCCATTTTCACCAGACTTGGCCTTTGGTTAAAGAGTTGTTTGAGAAAGCAAATAAAT